GTAATGTTCCAGTAACCGATGCTATTTCAACTGTTATTAATATTCCTGCGGGTGAAATTGCAATTAAATTTAATGGTCCGGATCCAAAACTTCCAGATGATTTGATAGAAATTCAAAAACTTTGGGAAAGAGAGGAAGGAATTGACCCTTATTTTCCTATGACTAGAGTTAATTCTCTTTCTCAACAATTAGCTGGAACTGAACTTAGTCAGTTTGGAGTATATGTTTGGGAATCTCAAGAAATTAAGTTTCTTCCTGCAAGTCGAGATAATGATATTAAAATTGAATACATTAGAAATTTATTCTCACCCGCAGTAGATGCAAATTCTCCGATTAATGTTGTAAATGCTGCATCATTTTTAGAATTTAAGAATGCAGCGTTATGTGCTAGATATATAGGTGAAAATACAACGCGTGCGGATTCGTTAGATGGTCAGGCTATTTTAGCACTAGATATGGCAACAGGGATTAGTAGTAAAGGGAGGCAAAGTATTATTACGCGTCGTAGACCTTTTCGTGCGACTTATAAAAGAAGGTATGTTGGTTAGTTTTTAGTTAAACTCTCTGGCGTAGTAATACGCTGGTTATAGAACTGGAGAGATACAATGTCAATTCCTGGAGTTTGGAATTCACTTAGACGTGGCGCGTATAATGGTGCAGCAATTGGTTATCCTTTTGCAGGTAGAAGTTATTATGTAGGTGCGGGAGCACCTGTAGGAGTTGGAATTGAAAGAGTTAATACTATTCAAGATGCTGTAAATTTAATGATTGCTAAAGATGTCCTAACTTTAGGACCAGGAAGTTATGACGAAGCTGTTGTAATTCCTGTGGGGTTGGATAATATTACGATTATGGGTGCAGGTAATCGTGGTGACATTGGTATTGCACCTGCGGCAACAGATGCAATTGCATTAGTTATCGAGGGTAGTGCAGCAAATAGGACACAGGGAATTACTCTTATTAATGTAGGATTAGAAGGTAATGGAGATGGTGGTGGTTTACACGTTCTAGGAAATATTCGTAGAATTCGCGCATATGGTTGCAAGTTTGAGGGTGGTGCTTTTGCTGTTAAATTAGAAAGTAGTGCTGCTGGTTCAATTGGAGATACAATTTTTGATGATGTTGAATTAGCATGGACTACGAAGGCATTTCTATTGACAGTATCCGGCGGAGGCGACCCTGTTACGCAAACCCTCTTGAAAAATAGTTTACTTCACAACTATTCATCACATGGAGTTGATGTGGATGCAACTTTTGCTGCTGATTTGTGGATTGTGAATAATGATTTTATGGACCAAGAGGACGGGTCTGAACCTTCAGCTTTTTATGTTGATGCTGCTGAAGCTGGAACTACTGGAGGACTTTACAATAATAGGATTCCAGATGTTACAGCTAAAATTTCAGTAGCAGCGGGAGTTGAGAGAGTTGGAAACAATTACCAAGATGGAACATTAACTTAATTTTTAAAGTGGGGCGCGTATACTTTATCACGCGTATATAATGCCAGTAGAATATAATTGGTTTATCTATGACCGTAAGATTGAAATTATTTCTTTTCCCGAGTGGCTTACACAAAAGGATAATGAGAATTGGGAATTAATTACTACTTGTGGTTTATGGGACATTTCTATTAGATGCATCTTCAGACGTAAAATATAATGCCGCTACGTGACCACAAACCAGTGATTTTAGACCAGTTTAATGGTCTTTGGGAAAGGGGAGACCCTGATAATACACCTAAAGACCATTTTCAAGATTGTAATAATATTAAATTCATAGGAACTAATAAATTTGGAACTAGGGATGGAATAGATGTTCATCAATCTGTTGCTGTTCCGTTATTAGATATATTAAGAATTTATAATTATCCTACTTCTACCGGTAATACACTTTTAGTTTTAGCAAGAAATGGTAGTAATGGGGAAATTTATCATGTAGTTGATTCAGCAACAATTTTTGGTCCTATTTTAACTATAGCTGAAATGACGGATTTTGGATTTGTTCCTTACGCGGGACGCGCTTATATTACTCCTTTTAATACAGTAGTTGAAGGTGAATTAAATTTAGAAAAAGGAATTGAAGGTGAATTTCTTTATGTTTATTTGGGTGCAGGTGCTGCTGCTAGGAAAGCTGCTTTAGCACCTTTAACTGGTTCATTAACAATTGCTTTTGGTGCGGCAGGTAATACAGACCCCGGATTCCATCTCTTTGCTTTTGTAGCTGAAACAGACTCAGGATTTTTAACTGCTCCTGGTGCTATTACAGGATTTACAACAGTTGCTGCATCGTCTGTATCATTTTCAGTAATTCCAACATCTGGTAGTCCTACAGTAACTAAAAGACATTTAGTTGCAACTAAAGTAATTACAGATTATAATAATAATACAACAGGTTATCAATTTTTCTTTGTTCCAAATGCAACGATTGAAAATGATACCGATACATTTTTAAATGACATTTCTTTTTTCGATGCTGATTTATTGGATGATGCTTCTCATTTAATTGATAATTTTAGTGAAATTTCAGCAGGAGTATCATTAACATTATATCATAATCGTCTTATTCTTACTACACAGTTTGATGATATATCCCTTGTTAGGGTATCAGAAATAGGAGAACCTGAAGCAATTAGTCAAATTGATGGATTGTTAATTGTTCCTCCTGACGGTAATCCTATAACTAATGCACAGGAACTTCGTGATGTTCTTTATGTAACAAAACGAGCTAAAACTGTTGCATTTGTAGATAATGGAGATGTTCCTTCTAGCTGGCCTATGACATTTATTGATAATGCTCTAGGTTGTCCTGTTCATGGAATTGCAACAGTTTTAGATTCTGGAGCTTCTAGTATTGATTATTTACTTGTTACTACTTATAAAGGAATAAATATTTTTAATGGTCGTTATGTGATTCCTGAATTATCATGGAAAATTCAAGACCTTTGGTTTAATCAAGATAAAAATGAATTTAGAATGATTCAAATAGTTAATGAACCTATTAGTCAACAAATTTTATGTGTTCTTCCTGATAGGAGAATATTAGTAGGTAATTATACTAATGGAATGGACCCTAAGAATATTAGATGGGCACCCTGGTCATTTTTTATAACTATTAATAGTATAGCTATTGTAAATATTGATGAAATAATAATTGGAGCTGATTTAGTATAATGCCTGTTTATAGTGTTGTAATTGAATCGGGCGCTACTGGTGATGATGTAATTGTTCCTGTTGTTGGAACTGATGGGTGGGTTAGCACTGACCAAACTCCACCGGTTCCTACAGTTTATGATACTTTAGTTGATAGTGGTGATGGAAAAGCTGCAACTACTACTTCATGCGTAGGAGCAACTTGTGCTCCACTTGGTGCTCATACTTTACTATGTAGACCTGATAAACGGCAAATTGTTCTTGATGGCGCGCCTGCAATAGATTTCTTTTCTTTACCTGCTGGATTTCTTCTCGAAAGTTTAGATATAATAGCAGTTAGGAATCAAGTCTTAATTACTAGTGGTGCTACGGTAGAGATTTTTCAGGATGGTTTTCTTGTTGCAACATATGTTATTACTAATGGATGGCCATTAGCTACTAATGTATTTGAAGAAGTGGATGTAGTTCCAAATAGTCTTTATAGAGCTTTTAATGGTCAAATTAAAATTGTTAATACATCTACTATAAATGGTAGTTTAACTATAAATATAGATAAAATTAGTATTTCTGGAGATTATTCTATTTGGTCATCCCAATTAACATTAGCTTCTGATGGAAATAAAATAACTATAACTGATGGAGCCGGACAATTAGAAGAATTAACAGACGTTCAAGTTAGTTATCTTGACCCAAATACTGGAGAAATATTTAGTTTTACTGGACAAATAATTTTTCAGAATGCATTTGAACTAATTTTTATTATTCCATTATTTATTCCTATATATTATCAACTTTTATTTACAGGTATTGGAAATGGGGTTCAATTTAGTGGAAGTGTTGTTCTTGGTTCTTTGAATACTTTATTAACTGATGGTTCTGGAATATATACATTAGTTCCTGGTAAAACTTCTGATACTTATTATGATAGGTCAACCGACCCTGTTACTACAATTGAAATAAAGATTCCAGACCCATTTGCTAAAATAGGATTTATTCCCTAATGGCTAGTGAAGGCTTAATACATCATTTCGGAGCAGTAAGATTGCGTCTAACTGGTAGTGGTAATCTAAAAATGAGATTACTAAGTTTAGATAGTGTCATTACTCAAACATTAACTAGTCTAGCAATGTCATCTACTACTAATAGAGAACCTACAAGATTATGTAATTTTAATGAACAACGCGCGCAATTAGAAGTTAAAACTACTGAAATTAATGAAACATTTGGAATATCTAAGATTGTAGTATATATTAAACCTGTAGCATCAGAATTTCCCGGATAATGACAACTAGATTTGATATTATACAACCTGATTTAAGTCGTCTGAGATCACAATTAATGGTCTCAGATTTGAAAACTAAGGATAATCCTACTTTTCAAGTTATAGACCAATTAATTGCTGCTATAAGTCGTATTCAAGAATTAATAAATGAAGATGTTGATGTTATTAATAATTTAATTACAAATCCATCTAATAATGTTGTAGGATATCCATATTTTGGAGAGGTTCTTGATAATGATTTAGATAGTTTTATTCCCGGTCCTACTGGTCCTATAGGTTCCAAGGGTGAAATTGGTCCTATAGGTCTACCTGGTATAGATGGTAATGATGGAGAGGATAGTTTAATTCCTGGTCCTATTGGTCTTACAGGATTATCCGGTTCTATTGGTCCTACAGGTGAAACAGGTTCTATTGGCTCTCCGGGATTAGATGGATTAGACGGGGAAGATAGTTTTATTCCTGGTCCCGTCGGATTATCTGGAGCTACTGGACCTACAGGTTCTACAGGAGCTACTGGATTAGCAGGATTAGCAGGTTTACCAGGATTAGATGGATTAGATGGAGAAGATGGGATTCCTAATCCTGTTGCACTTCCTCCAGTTATTGATGGAGTATGGACAGATGTTCCATATGCGTCTGGTAATTTCACAGGAAGTAGTGGAACATGGACAGTAGATTTAGGAGACCAGACCACATATGCATTTATGCGTATAGGAAAGACTTTATGGATTACGTTTCGTATTGAAAGCACAAGTGTTAGTGGAAGTCCTGCTGTGCTTCAAATTACTCTCCCTAATAGTATGGTCGCCAAAAAAACAATTGAGGTGCCGTATTCCTTCAATAATAATAATACTGGATGGACTATTGGAACTGTGAATGTTATTGCAGGTCAAACAATCATTCGATGTCTACGAGATTCATCTGGCACGCCGTGGTCTGATGCTACCAATTTAACTGGTGTTATTGGCACGTTAGTCTTTGAGATTCAATAATGGCTGCTTTTTATCATACATTTACAACAATTAACCAACCTGACCCATTTCTATTGGTTGCAGCCCTTCGTTTAAATGACCCCGTTATCGGGTATGCCTACTTTGACCATACGTATCGTTTAAAGAAGAGCACCTCATGGACATTTAGACAAATTAATGAAGCCCAGCAAATACTAGATACAACTGTTAAATCAACACCTCAGTTATTGGCACAGCAACGTATAGATATATGGCCTCTTGAATTTCGCGCTCTTGTTATGACATTTCTTGATATAATTAATGAGTTACGAATAGAGTTAAGATTACCCATTATCACCTTAAACCAAACTCTTAATTCTATTCGAATTAAGGCCGGACAATAATAGGATAACCAATGGCTAGAACACCTAAGCGTCTTTACGGTCCCGCGCAAGTTGCAACTGGTCCTGCTACAGTATATACTGTTCCGGCTTTGACGAAAACAATTATTCGTCAATTGCATATATCAAATCCTTCTGCATCTGCTGTAACTATTACTCTATCAATTGGTGCTGATGCTGCTGCAACACGACTATTTTCAACATTTAGTATTCCTGCTGCTGCTGCGGGTGTGACTAATTCTGTGCAGGATTTCTTTTGGTATCAGATTATGGATGCTGCTGAAATTCTTACACTTAGCGCGGGCACAAATAATATTCTTGTGATAGTAATTAACGGTGATGAAATTACACTTGGATAAACCATCAAAACATTTAAGTTGGAATGAACTTAAATGTAAAGATGGGTCTCGCTATCCTCAAGAATATATAGATGATGGTCGATGTGAAAGATTGGTTGAATTATTTGAAGATATTAGAACTTTATGTGGTAATATTCCTATTAAAGTTTATTCTGCTTATAGAACAATTGAATATAATAAATTAATAGGTGGAACATTGCATAGTCAGCATGTTCAGGGTAGGGCATTAGATTTACATCACACTTCATTAACTAATAATGAATTTTATAAACTTATTCGAATTAATGCTAAACTATTAGGAATTGGTGGATTGGGTAGATATAAAACATTTGTTCATGTAGATATTAGACCCGGTAATAGAATTGCATACTGGGCAGCTAACGGAGTTAAAGATTCACCTGCTTGAATTATAGAAAGATAGGAAGATAATGCCTAGTAGATTCGGTTCAGCTGAACAAACTTATACTCCCCAACGCGCATATCCCGCTGCAATAAAACAACAAGCAGGAGATTACGATGAATTAATGGGGCGTTACAGAGGTGCATTAAATACTCCTACTCCATCATATACTCCTTATGCTACTCCAGAACAAACTTTTAATCCTACTACTGGATATGGTGACCTTCAAGAACTTGCAGAAACTGGAGGTTTGGGTGAAGCTGGAATTTCATCTTTAAGAGAAAGAGGAATATCACCTATTCGTTCTGTTTATGCTAATGCAATGAGACAAATGCAGAGGCAACAAGCATTACAGGGAGGATATTCTCCTAATGCGCCTGCTGCACAAGCTAGAATGGCTAGAGAATTATCAGAACAAATAGGTGGAACAACTACTAATGTAAATGCTCAAATTGCTCAAATGGTTCAACAAGGTAGATTACAAGCTGCACCTGCACTTGCTAATTTACAACAATCTGAAGCTGCGCGTCGAGATTCAATTAATCAGATTAACATTGCTAATCAACAAAGAGCTGCTGAATTTAATAGACAAATGATGGCTCAAATGCAACAATCTCAAACAGGAAGAGAGGCTGAACTATTAGGTGGTATGCGACAAATGTATGGAACTACTCCGGGACTTGTGCAAACTTTTGGTAATCAAGCATTGCAAGCAGAACAAATGGCTAGAACACCTATTCCTGTTCGTGGAACTCTTTCTAGTCCTAGAAGTTCTGGAATTTCTTTTTCTTCACCTAGTAGAACATCTGTTAATACCCAACCATCTAAATTACCTGTTAATACTCAACCATTTGCAGCGACATCTTCGACATATGCGCCAAATCCAGCTTATGCTGCAATGGCTAAGAAATATTAAGGAAATAAATAAATGCCTAACAGTTTTCTTGGCGGAATTAGAATGGCAAATATGTTTCGGGTTCCTAGAACCTATGATTATATTAATGATGATGATGGAAGAAGTGGGGAGGGAACTTCGCGCGTTTCTCAAATTGGAAGACAAGTTGCTAATCAGCAATCCCAACTCCCGGTTAATACTCAACCTGCCATGAATGTAGTTTATAAATCAAATTCTGAACCAGGAACTGAAATTCTTAGACAATCTTCAGTTAGAGCATCTCCTGAACTTGAGTTAGAAAGGGAGAAAATTGCAGCTACTGCTGGATTACGTCAACAAGATATAGGCATTAGACAGCAACGCGCGGATGTTTATCAATTTAAGGCTCAAAATCCTAACATGAGAGTTTTAGTTGGTAAGGATGGGATGACGCGCGCTGTTAATCCTATTACTGGAGAAATACAGGAACTTGGTCAAACTGGATTAAGTGATGAAGAAGCTGCTAAATTAAATCAAACTTATCAAATGGAAAGAATAGAAGGACGTGGTAATATTCAAAGAGAACTTCAAGAAACTCGTGGTAGACAGGAAATGGAACAAATTAATGAACGCGCGCGTTCTGGTATTGGTAGTTCTAGAGGATTATTACCTGCTCAAGAAGCCCAACAGTATCAAAATAAATATAATATTCTTATTAATCAAAGACCTGAATTGAGAGAATTTATAGAACTTGATTTTAATGGAATGCCTATTGTTGCTCCGTCAAGAGGACCATTAACTATATTTGGACGGGAAATGACTGGACCAAGAGGACCAACTGAAGAACAACGTAGGGAAATTAATGAATTTATTTTTGGTAATTCTGCTGGTCCTTCTGTCACTACTCCTACAATTACTAATCCTACAATGGAAACTGGAATAGGTACAGTAAAAATGAGAACACCCGATGGTAGGGAAATTGATATTCCTGCTAATCAAGTTGATGAAGCTAAGAAACGTGATGCTATTATTATTTCTACTTCTTCAAAAATGTCAAAAATTAAACCTATGACTTCTTCACCAAGATTTACTGCTGAACAAGTTAGAAGATAGAAATGGCACAACAAGATTGGTTTTCACAATTTGAGACTAAACCTGAACCTATAGTTCCCGAAACAGATTGGTTTTCACAATTTGAGACTAAACCTGAACCTATTATTCCTTCCATAGAACCTACTGAAATTCCAGAAATAGAACCGGAAAGAAAATTAGGACTACGTGATATTGCTGCAATGGGAATTAGAGGAATATCAGCATTTGTTCCAGGTGGACCTGCTGGAGCATTAGCTGGCGGATTAGGAGAAGCACTTGCACAAACTGTAGGAGGTGAAGATTATAATTTTCCACAAATGGGAGTTCAGGCAGGATTAGGTGCAATTCCATTTGGGCGTGTTGCTAGTATTGGTAGAGGAATGTTAAAAGGTGCTGCATTAGGAACTGCCGGTGTAACTGGAACTGAATTAGCTGAAACTGGAGAATTACCATCTGCTGAAAGATTAGCATTAGGTGCCGGACTTGGAATAATTGGCGGTGGAATTGGTGGAAGGACAACTAGGGCAAGTAGACGCGCGCCTGATATTCTTCCTTCTGTAACAAAACCTAAAATGAGAATAAGACCCGATGGAACATTTCAGAATACAGAAACCGGAGAAATATTTGATAAGATAGGTAATAAAATAGAAACTCCAATTGATAAATTAGTATCAGCAATTAAAGAAGCTAAACCTCTTACTAGGAAACAAGCTGAAATTTATAAAGCTGAACGCTTACCTAAATTTGAACGTGCTAGAGAAGTTGTAGTAGAATCTGAAGAATCTGCTGGTAAATTTCTAGGAACTTTGGGAGGTAAGCATACTAAAGTTCAAATGACTCCGTTAAAGATGGAACAATCTGATGTTGATTCCCTTTTTGGAATTATTGGTAAAGAAGTTCCAGATGTTCCTACTAAGGCTCATGCTATTACAGGATTGAATAAAATTCTTAATGGTCAAGTTCCACAAGATAATGAATTGCGCGTTCTTTCTGATATTTTTGGTTCGTCTGCAATAGGAAGATTACGTTCCGTATTACCAAAAGTAGATATTAAGCGTAGTAGAATTTTAGAGTCTTTAAATCTACCTCGTGCAGTTCAAGCTGCATACGATATTTCTGCACCCTTTAGACAAGGATTAGGATTAATTCATACTAAAGCGTGGTGGACTTCCTGGGGTGATATGCTCAAGTCCTATGGAAGTGAGAAATCATATCAGGGTGTAATTGATTCTATTCTTGAGAGACCGAATTATCAAAGAATTCGTGATGCTAATGGGAGAATGCAAGTTTCATTTTCAGAGAAAGCGGGATTAAAACTTACTGACCTTCTTGATTTAAGTAAGAGAGAAGAAGCAATAATGTCAACATGGGCTGAAAAGATTCCTGGTATAAGAGCAAGTAATCGTGCTTATACCGCATTTCTAAATAAACTTCGTGCTGACAATTTTGATTCACTTATTAAGCAAGCTGAAAAGATTCATGAAACAGCGCGCATTGCTGGTAAGTTACCAATAGGAGAAATTGAAAGATTAAATCCCCGTAAGAACTTATTACTTGCTAGGGAACTTGCTAGTTATGTTAATAATGCTTCTGGTAGAGGTTCATTAGGTAAATTAGAACGTAATGCTGTAGCTCTTAATACTATGCTATTTAGTCCTAGATTAATTGCTAGTAGATTACAAATGATGAATCCTAAAAATTATACGAGAACTTCTCCATTAGTTAGAAAACAATATCTCAAGAGTATGTTAGGAATTGCTGGAACGTGGACTACACTTGCTACACTTGGTAAGATGGCCGGTGCAGACGTTTCACTTGATGCAAATTCAGCAGATTTTGGTAAGATTAAAATTGGCAATACTAGATTAGACCCTGCTGGAGGTTTTCAACAGTATTTAGTTTTAGCTAAGAAACTTGCAGAGTATGGTACAACTCTTGGTAAAGGTGAATATGCTGTCTCTACTACGGGTGAAAGACGAAGATATGGTATGGGATTCGGAGCGCGCACTCCCGGTGAAGATATTATTAACTTTATTAGAAATAAATTAGCGCCTGTTCCATCCTATGCTACCAGTCCATTTTTTGCTAAAGAATATTTTCCATTTGAAGCTGGTGATAGAGCTGTAAGACTTTTTACTCCTATTATGATTCAAGATTTAACTGAATTAATGCAAGAAGACCCAGAATTACTTCTTGGAATTATCCCATCTGCTGTTGGACTTGGAGTTCAACAGTATGGTGAAAGAGGGGAACAACAAAGAATACTTCCTGAAAGTATATTTCCCAGAGAAGCTGATATTAGATTTCCTGCGCGTTAGTTTGTTATAATTATCATTCGCATTCCAGATATTGTAATTGTTGTTGAGGTAATCATAGTATGAATATTGATATGAATAATATCTATTTAACTTTGGCCATTTCCAAGGAGTTTCACTATACTTTATAGTAAAAGACTTGGGTCCGTCATAAGTTGGAGTATAAACATATTGTCTAGCTACCAATCCTGTCCATGTTTCAGAACTTATTTGAGCTTGGACTAGTGTTGACGTAGTTGATAGTAGAATAATAATTAGAATTTTTATTATCATTTCATCCCCTCCTTAAAAATCAACTCTACATTTTTGAACATTATTCCCTTGTTAGCCCTTTTCAAAAATGGCTTGACACACATTTACATATGTTTCAGCATTTACTTCATATGTAGCAGGCCATTTTTCTTTTAATCCAAAAGTATTATTAAAATAATTTCGTAATTCATTTGAAGTCATTTCATCTTACCTTCCATAAATCTTTTATATTCTTCATATACTACATCAGGCATTCTAAAAAGTATATTATTACCAACACTTTCAATTTTTACAACGCCTGCAACTTCCATACTCGCAACACATTCATCCCAATCATTTGCATTACCTTGCATCCAATATTTTTTATTAAGTCCAGCGCGAGTTATCATATGATTGTCGCGTCGCATTAATTCTTCGATTAGTAAAGTCTTTCTAACTGCATTTGAAGCATCATTATTATCAGCACTTTTACCGAGAGTCGCGCGTCTGACATTACCTACTAATTTCTCACAAAGTGTAATTGCTTCTTCAAGAGCTTCTAAACTTATTTCTAATTTAGGTTCTGCTGCTAAAGAAATTAAAATAGCAACTTTTAATACAGAATCTCCGAATCTACCAAGAATTCCTGTTGTATCTTCTATTAATGATTCATCCCAATCTTTTATAAATCCTTCATACCAATTATCGTATCTTAATCCAACTTCTGAAAAGAATACATCACGTTCTTTCTTTCTACCACGTTTAATTCTTTTATATTTAAATATTCCCTTTTCTTCAAGAGATGAAAAAGGTTCAATAGCTCCCCTAAGTTTTGCAAGTTCATGTAAATATCCTGCTGAAGCCTTATAATCAATCGGTTCATCTAAAGGATATGCAAGACTATTAATTTGATTTCGTTGTTCTTCATAAATGATAAAAGTGCGCGCGAAATATCCCCCCTTGACTGCAATTCTATCTATAAATCCTTCTGCCATTGCTTCATTAGTAGCAGTAAGCATTGTTACTGTTGGTGCTTTAATATCGAATGTTTCCATTTTCAAAAGACTTCGCCATTCTGCTACATTATAATTTCTATCATATAAATCAGTAAGAAGTTTAATTGCTGTAGGGTCTTCAACGATACTAGAAGTTAATTCAGAAGAACAAATAAAAATAGTAGATTTACTTTGTATTTTTCCTCCTGGCATGGACTTAGCTTGTCCCATTTCCTTGAGAATACCTTGAATACTGGAACGTCCTGAAATAATTTCAGTATTATTTACAGCTTGCACCATTTGTTTTGCCATAGATACGGCCGGACCCTTTTTTAAACCCGACCGCGCATGTAGCATTACATATATATTTGGATAAAGATTATAAATTTGACGACCTAACCATATATTATCTTTTAAAATTGCTGATATTGCTGCTAATGCTGACCAGCGCCAAAAAGAAAGAGGTGTTTCTAACTCTGAATGTTGGTCTACGAGGTCTGATAACCAGCTCATGAATCATATTTCATAATCGTGTTCGTAATTTTTTTGATGATGGCATGAATTTCTTCATCATTATAAGGAAGATATTCATGTTCGAAAATACGGAAAAGAGCTTTTAATTCTTTAAGAGATAACCATAATCCTGGTTCAGGACTTCTATCAGATGTTATAATATTAGATTGTTTTATTTCCTTATTATAAAGTTCTAATTTACTTTCAGGATAATACCAATAGTCAGGTGCCCAATCTTCCTCAAATATTACTTTACAGATTATTGCACCATTTGGAATATTTCTAATAAATTGGTCATTTGTTCTAACAATTGTTATTAATCCATGACAGTATCTATCTCCATCTAACATTTTAATTCTGTCACCTGGTTTCATTGTTTTATCTCCCAATCCCTATAAATTATATTAGTTAATTGAGATTCTTCCTTCCTTTCTTGATATAAAAATTCTTCTGTCATATTACGTGGTATACTTAGAGATTCTATTACTTTAGGTGTAGTAGGAATTATAACTTCTCGAATTTTAAATTTATTTAGTTCCTGATAATTATAACCTAATTCAATTTCACATGGAATAACAAGTGGATTACGTGGTAATGAACAGAATTCAAAATCAATAGGCTTTTCAAATTCTTCTTTAATTTGTGGTGCTATTTCATTTATAAAACGTTCTTCTATTTCGTATAGTAATGAATCGTGGGATTCAACAATTGGAATTAATTTAAGTTTATTACGAATACGTAATGCTGAGGCTTTAGTATTATCACTAATTGTGCGTTGGGGAATATATGAAAATGCCATTCTAAATAATTCATCACCCCATCTTTCAAAAAACTGACGTTTACCACCTGTTTTAGAATCTATACCATAAGGACGCGGAGCAGTAAGATATCGTTTATCGACTTCCAAACATTTGATAATTCCAGCATGGAATACCGAACGTATTCTAGGTTGCTTCATATGGAAAATCTTAAGCGCGCGGTCTGCTACTGCTTCTGTAATTGCAATTGGAATTTTATATTTTCTTGCTTGAGTATTAGTTTCTACAGCAGCTCGTCTTTTTCCGGCTCCAAGGTGTCCCGCGTGTCTTAAAGTATTATGTGTTATAATAAAATCATCTGTAATATAACAATGGTCTTCAGAATCCACTGAAATACATTGACATTCTATCTCACGTGTCTTTTCAAGAGAAATAATATTTCTTGCTAAATTATATTTAGTTTTTGCGTTCCATCTTTCCCATCTTTCTGCTTTTCTAGATAATTTAAATGGATTTAATTGTCTTATATTTATAAATATTCTATTAGATTTTCTGCCCTCTTTTATTTCTCCTTTATAAGTGTATTTGGGTATTCTATTAGTTTGATTAGCTACTCCCCCTAACGATCTTACTAAGTTAATTACATCTGTTGCTAATAAATTTGAAGAAGTTGAAAATTCTAATCCATTACCAAATTCTTGTATAGTTCCATCAGTATCTAATAAGCCCCTAAGTATTTCTAATCTAATTTCAAGAGAATTAAATTTATATATTTCTGGTATAAATTTTTCATGGGAGTGCTTACCACCTAAACCTAATTCATTTAAAATTGGTCTAATGCCTGATATTCTAATAGATTTATCATCAGAACTGCCAAGTTTTTCATATCCTAATTTAGTTATTAATTCTTGAATGATTTCTTCATCAACTGAAAATAAACTACATTGATGAGGAGAAGTAAAGTTTCCATCTCCTATTAAAAGTCCTAAAATATAGGGGTCTATTGGAACTTCTTGGTAACTAAACCACATTGCATTATTCATTAATAAGGAATATTTAGGATTGCCCCTACTATTTTTTAATTTTAGATTAAGAATATCCTTAAGTTCTTTAATTTGATAAATTTCTCGTGGTCTTTCCCAAATTGCTTGAATAGGCCAAAGATGTTCCTTACATGACTCAACTTCAGAGCCATCACTAAGTTTAATTTTATATACTTCTTTAATTCCCTGTGAGAATATTCCAGTTACTAATGAAATACCAAACCGAGAATTACATATTTCATCTCCTATTTGAATATCTTTCATTAATTTCCAACCAATAGGTGTTAAAATCTTACTATCTAATGGTTGAGCCTTGCCAAGAAATCTTTCTGGACATTCATAACCTAATATTTTTTTAGAATACTGTTCTTCAGTTCCACCTAAAAACCATGATGTAGTATAAGCATGATAATCTTTAATATCAATATCTATTAAAGCCTGTTCATCATTAGCAAGTCTAAAAACTACGCGCGCTTCCGCTTGTGCGGAATCAGCTTGAATAAATATATTACCTCGCGCGGGAACGTATTGTGACCTAATATCCTGACCGATATCTCCGTGTTTAGTTATTGTTTGAAATGCTGTTCCTAATGCTTTTCTTTTTTTCTTATTCTCATCATCTCTATATTCAAAATATGGTCTAATAGGAGGTTCTAATTGTCCTGTGCTAGTTCTACCAGTTTCAAGACAGAGAAAATAAGTAGTTTTCATTTTGCCATCATAATCAGGCATTGCCATTAAGTAAGTGCTTATTGTTTTTTCTACTCTTCTCTTTTCTAAAATAATTTCTACAATTCTACGTTTTTTAGAATCTGTAAATGATTGTAAGTTTAATAAACTTGTAAGTTCTTCTTCACCTGTTCCACTTCGTATAGGACATTTGAGATTCTCAAATAATAATATTTTAACTTGCTTAGGTGAATTCACATTAACATGATCACCTACTAATGAGAATAATTCATGCTGAAGATTTTCTGACCATGTAATGTATTTTTGAAACAGTGCTTCTTTCTTTTCATTATCAATATGAAAACCTTGAGATTCTATTTCTAAGTAAAGACCATGAAGGTGCATTATGAAATTTTCGTAGTAATCTTTTAAGTTTAAAGTGTCTAAATCAATATCCATTGCTAAGTCAATTTCTTTAGTCACGCAAGCATCGCGCGCGTTATATTTATATAAATCGTCTATACTTTGCTTAGTAATATCAAAGTTTGCTCCTTCGTCTTTATAGTATGGTTCTCGGGTATAGATAGAAGTATTGAATGCAAGATTTTTGGGAAGTTCTGGATTAATTGCGAATGCTTTTAACATTGTATCTGATGTTAGTTTCTTAATAATGAATCCCAATCTTTTAATTTTATCTTGATCATATTTAAAGTTCTGTCCCACTATTTCGTGTTTTGCTAATAATTCTGATAACATTATCCAGATATTGATTAATTCTGAACTATGAATATTAGAGATACCGCGCACATTCCAGAGGGGAACTGAGATTCCTTCATATGGAGTAAAAGCAATACCAATGCAGGAAGGAATACAATCAATAGCTTCAATGTCTACCGCAGGTTTATCATAATTCTTGTATCTTTTAATAAAATCATCAAGTTGAAAGGATGATTTACAAACTGTTAATGTTCGTTTTGGTAAGTCTAATTCAGATGATTGGGACTCGATAAGCGCGCGTTTAAAGTCGCATACCATTACCTGTTTATTCCAATATCCTTTTAATTCCCTTCCTGTTGTATTGTATAATAAATGCTCAGGATGATATGTTGGTATAAATTTACAACCCATACCATGAAGAATTGAACCACGATAATTAGTAATATTAGTTTTTCCTGACAATGCCCAAAGTGCTGAACTTCCTAATGCTAAAATGACATTAGGTTTAATAGCATTAATTTCATTTTGTAGGTCTCTTAATTGTTCGTTAATGTCAATTCCATATTGTTCCGCGCGAATGTGAAATGGAGTTTTATCTTTTGAACTGGTTAGTGGAACAAAATATTTACAAACATTACTTATCCAGCATTCATGCCTATTGATACCTGCATCTGTTAAAAGTTTATTTAGTTCTCTTCCAGAGTTTCCGACAAAGGGTTTTCCTGCTTCTAATTCTTGGTGATTTGGTGATTCTCCGAGAATCATTAGACGCGCGTGGGGTGGTCCACTTGCTGGAATGTAACTTTTATCGGTCATTCCGGTTCTTTTATATCTATATTCGTAATAAGTATACCATGCATTTGATATATGATATAAATTACGAAGTCCTTATCAGATAGATGAATAGTTTTCTCAAGTATAGAATCTATAAAAGACTTGAGAAATTTTCTACGATTCATTGGTGCCATATTTAGGGTTTAGGTTTATCTGTTACTTTGAGGGACCGAAAAATCTTTCTATCAACTTTTCTATTTCGTCCAAAAAATCTACTACATTATCTTTTCTTAAATCATGAGGTTGCATAATTTCTAACAGTCTTTTTTGTTGGCCGTCTACAATCTTGATATGTATTATTGCCATTATAACACTACATAAGGAACATTCTTAGGAAGAGTTATAAACGCTGTTCCAGTATAGTAGTTAGAATCAAACTCAAAGATTCTTATATGGGGAGAAGGTTCATCCGTATCTTCTGGATTTTCACAGACTACCACTAAATTTTCATCTAACTTTTTTAGTTCTTCAATTAGTTCTTTAACAGTCATTCATCTTCTTCCTCTTCACTTTCAGATTTTCTATTACGTTTCTCTTCTTTAGATAAACCCATTGAATCGCGCGTTTCCTTGCATATTGGATAATTTGGACAACCCCAAAATTTTCCGAATTTACTATTGCGCGGAATCATTTTAATTTTACAGGATGGGCAAAGTGTTTCTTCTATCGACATGGTTTTCCACTACCTATTTGTGCTCCGCAATCTTTACAGAATGAGCCGTTCATGTAAAACTCCCATTTATGTTGCTTAGACTCTGGCTCGTTTAGTATCCCAATTAACTTATCCTTAACTTCCTTCCTAACATTATCGTCCCAATCACCATAGTCTGTATTATCAGATAGCCAAATCAGAAATTTATCTACAACTTGAACACTAAGGAATCTATCCATCACGGCCCCCCAACTCTTGACTTGATTGACGCTATGAGAAAGTCACCTTGGGCTTTAGTAAGTTCATAAGACAATATCCATAAAGTCCACTGTTCTAAATTCCTCCATGTTAAATCATCAGCTTTATAATATCCAAAGTAAGCTAGAATATGTTTTATCATTAGAGATTAGCTTTCTGTAGAGCCTCCACAAACTTCTCTACTTCAGGTGTCATGGAATCAAGAACAGATTGTAAGTCTTTAATCTTAGCTTGATGTTGTGCAATCTGGTCCTGCATTTGCTCTCTAAATGTGCGAGGCTTCATTAGCTGTCCTGCTGTTGTTCCCTCTGCCTTGTTTATATCATATGCTGCCATCTTTTCCTCTCCTGCTCTAGACTGTGCAGTTAATTTTGAAAGTGTTTGAAACGGATTTCGCATTATGTTAACCTTTCTAAGTCCCATCTGATAGTTCAGTCATTATCTTGTTTATTTTCTAAAACCTCAATCTTAATTGCGCGAAATCCTTTATTATCTTCCTGTTCAACTGCATAAAATTCTACTTCCATTCCCTCTTCTAATTTAGGAAATCGAATAGTATCTTGTTCAAGAGCAGTCCAATGAAAAAAAATCTTTTCGAATGGAATATCTTTACTAGTAACAAAACCCCATCCTTCATTTGAAAGTTTGAAAATCTTTCCAATAGTCTTTTCATTCTTAATTGGTTCATTTTCAATTGGTATACTATTATTAAAACGGTCTAGAATTCCCATTATTTTTATTCTCCTAATTTTTCCACCGTGTTAAAATCTTCTAACATATCTACGCAATAACAATCACCATCTTCTATTCTATCCAGCATTTTCTTTGCTAAAAATTTACCAAAGTTTAATAATTCATAATTTCTGGATGTTGTTTGATACTCTTTTTGATAATCATAAATTGCATTTTTAAGAACCATTTGATTCTTTAACATTGCTTCGTCTATTATCATGGTTTCTTTCCTAGTTGATTGGTTTGAAACATTACTTTCAGATATTCATTTAGATTATTCAGAACCTCTGCTTCTAAAACGATAGTGTTAGTTATTGCAATTCCATTTTTGGTAGTTAATATAATTTCATAATTATTATATTTTACGTATACGCCATCTCCAATGTATTGTTTATTAGTCATAGTTACCTCAAAAACGGGTAGGTGGTAATTTTTACGGCTACTTTGTAGCTAAGTTTTACCACCTACCCTACTCATCGGTTAATCCAGTTAGCTTACTTTACTAGTTGGGGTGTATTCTTCTGGTATGAGTCAGTAAATACACCTTATGACCTAAATTTATAGGTCGCGCGTTTTAGCTTTCCTTCTTTTCCGATGAATCTTCTTCTTCTTCTTCTTCTTCTTCTATTTCTACATCCTCATCTACATTTTCTTCAGATTCGCAATCTGATTCAGGATTGTCATCATTTACTAAATCTGCCATATCGCCCATCTTGAAATATTCAGACTTGTTAGCCTTCATATCTTCAATTTCAAAAGATGTCATTTATTTTCTCCCTTATTACTAAAATTAAAATCAAATTTAGGACCGATTCTTCCTATACTTATGATTTACACGATTTCGAATTCGTCCTTCATAAGTTTCATTCTCTACAAATGCCTCAATAGTCTTTCCAGATGCAGATTGCAAATCGTATCGTGCATTTGCTGCAATATCTACTCCAAGACTGGACAAGAATCCTTCAATAAAACCACGTGCTTTTGGTTTATCGTTGAATTGCAATGTTACAGGAACTCCTGCAATACCCTCGGTTTCATTGGTATCTGCATTGTTGAGAACAATACATTCCATGAGACAATTATTTGAATCTCCTGCTTTTGTAGGAGACCACTCGGATACACTATCAATTCGGAGTTTATACCAAGATGGGGGAAGAATTTTGTTACGGAGAAGGTCTGAGTCTGAGAAAGATACTGTGGTTGGCATTGTTTGTTTGCTCCTGTTGTGTTGTTAGGTTGTTGTGTTATTGGTTAGAGGTTAAAAACTTTTAAAACTTAGTCACAACTTCTGGACTAAGTTTCATTTTGTCAATTGCCGGTTTTAAAAACGTATCATAAAGAGGTTCATTTCCAAATATAATTTTCTGTGGTAATTCTAAAGACGTGCGCGCGAAGTCTGAACCCGTATGAACTGTTAGTAATCCATAATTACCTTCTTTTTCCATATCCATTTCTTGTTCAATATTGAAATGATAAACTTCGGAACAGTAAGAAGGAATTTTTGCACTGATAATCTGTCCACCCGTAACAATAATACGCGCAAAATGCGTAGAACCCTTAGCAGACTCACCCTGACGCGCGCCAATTACATGTGCAATTAGAATAATATTAACTCCGTGAAAGTTATTAATATCTTTTAGTATTGATATTAATTCTTGAAAAGCAGAGGCTTCAGCTTTATAATCATCCATTGTATTAACAGGAATACCACCGATTGACATTCCTTTTTCACCACCTGATTTATTAGTAGTGCCCATTTTAGAGCGTAGTGTTTGTCTATTAATTACGTCAGCACTACTAGTTATACTATCAATGATAACTGTTTTATACTTACAATTAACTTGAAATCCTTCAAGTTTCTTTCTAGCTGAATTCCATTCATTGTAATCATCGTAATCAATTTTAGTTTTATCTATTCCCCATTTTTTAGATGGGAGAATTAAAGCATCCATTTTTTGGTCAGTTGATACCCAATATTGAGGTAATGGAAAGGAAAGCGCGCATGTTGATTTCCTTGTCCCAGGTTCTCCCTTGAAAAGGCAGAATAAATTCTCTACTGTTACACTTTCAAAAGATGGCATTTAATCTCCTATAATATGGTGCCGAGAACGGGAATCGAACCCGTATGATTGTTAAAATCGACGGATTTTAAGTCCATTGTGTATACCAGTTCCACCATCTCGGCCTAATCTTGATATGAAATGTTCTCTGTTTCTATTATTAATTTTCCGTAACAATAAGAAACTTTAATTGGAACATTTAAGTTATCAATTTTAACTAATGCTTCTTTTGGTATTTCTTTCAATTCATCTATTAAATCTTGAACAGTCATTCTAATTATTCTTTTTGACATTTGTCTTTCTTTCATATTAATAACACTTTGTTATCCAATCTTTTTTTACTTTAACATAAATATCATGTCTATAGTATTTAAAGTAACGAATTAAGAATCTAATTAGTTTTCTCATTTAGTTATCTTCTCTCATTCTCTTTCTGGTAGAAATTTTACTAATTCTTTATACTTATTTATATATTCAGGAAACGCTTTTACTAACTTTTTCTTATTATCTTCATCTGCTTGTCTTATTAGCCTACCAAGTGAAGATACAAAACCTCCACCAAATTTAATCATGGCTTCAGTTATTTCCCATTCAGTCATAGTTTATTCCTTCTCATCATTAGTTACATCCCACTTTTTACCTACTTCAAAAAATTGTTTTAATGTTTCTTCGCGCATATTCCTATCAGATGAACATACATCTTTAAAAGTGCAGAATCCATACTTATTTTCACAGTGTGTAAAATTAGGTGGCCAATACTCAGATTCTTGATACATGAGCATAAGTTTGGCATAGTAGGGAACAATGGTAGATTGCCATTCTACTAATTGGTCATTTGTATAGTTAATCATTAAACGTGTGAACTTTTCTTCAGGTTTCAAAGATTTTTGGAAACCTATTTTATTTACAAACATTGAACGAACACCTAAAAGGACACATTGTCCCATGAATTGATTATTTAGCGTTAATGTATCTCTTCGTTGACTCATAGTTTTATGGTCAACTGATGTAATTAATTGAGTAGTATCTACAATCCAATCATATTTAGCTTTCCACAAAATTCTAATTTCATCATCTTCATATATGACTGCGCCTTTAACGCATTCAACTTCAAGGGGAATCCAAAAGTCATTCTTGTAAAAGTCTAAATATTCTTCAGAGGTTTTTAATGCTAATTCTACATCTTCAGAGTTAACATTTCTTGCATCATCTGAAGATGCATACGCTTGTCCGGCCGCAAGACCAAAACCTACAGCTTGACTACGAGACATTCCACCTATTATACTTTTATAAAAATTCTCTAACACTGCATGAACAATACTACCTTTTATCAAACTAGACGACTTACCTCGAATTGATACAAAAGAATGGTTAAAACGGAAGTCAGTCAAACGCGCGCATGACATTAGTGTTGAAAATGTAGATGCATCTAGAATAATATTCTTTTTAGGAATTAGAATTTCAGGTGCTTGATTTGAAGATTCAATCATTTATTTTTCCCATTCTATTTTTTATTTTAATCATACTTACAACGGTTCCTTTTGGAAAGTAAATAGATTTAACCCTATAGTCCATATGAGGTAGAATGTATTCAAGTTCTACTATTTCATGTTCAGATATTAATTTATTAAGTTCAAAATTGTAATCTGTAGCTTCAAACTTAAGAGGATTAAGTAAATTCATACAATTTAAGACAAGGTCTACATTTTTTATTCCAGGTCTGTTACTAATTACTGTAAGAATTACTTCTCTAACATCTGTTTCTTTAGTTTTCATTTCAGTCATTTTATTATTTTTCCATTGAAAATGAACCAATTATTGTATGAATTTGTTTATCTATCTTTTCTAATGAAACATTAGTAAGACTTAATTCATTACTTAGAACTTCAAGTAATATTGTTAAAATTTTAGTAGTATTATAAGGATATCCGCAAAACATTTCAATATCAATTTTATTACTACTTATCTTAATTTTATCTGAGTCACAATCTACTACTATTATCATGATACTTTCCTTTGTTTTTGATTATATTTCTTTACAATACCTTCCGTAAGTTCTTTTACAATATCACCTTGTTTCCATACAGGCATTTCACCACTATTCATTGCATTGTGAAAGAAACTACGTTTTCTTTCTACAATATCAGCAAGAATTTCATCTACTGTTCCTGCTGCTGTCATAAATATTACATTTACTTGAGAATGTATAGAACCAATGCGCCTGAATCTACCCGGCGCGGCCTGGTCTTCATTCTGGGGGTTCCATTGTCTTTCATGAAGTATTGCATCGCCACACGTTTGAAGATTTATACCTTCACCTGATGCAAGTGTAGAAGCTATCATAAACGCGCGTGGTATAGTCTGAAAATCTTCCTGTAATTTAAATCTTTCAAGTGAATTTAATTCTGCGGTGAGCTTCATTACAGGAATATCGAACTTATCTTTCATTTGTTGATGGAGAATTTCGCCTACATCTTTATGATGGACAAAGATTACAAGTTTTCTATCAGTTTCTTCATAAAAATTCTCTGCAAATTCCATCGTTGCAGGGATTTTACTAAGACCTGTAATATGGCGCATTCGTGCTAGCTTTGCGAGAATATTACTACTATCTCCAAAGCTATTCATTTCTTCACCGCTGATTACTTTGTCATTAAACCATTTTACAAAATCTGAAACTTCATCATCGTATGTAGTTTGTGAAACATTATCCATTTCTACAAAGTGTAAAGTTCTATTTACTTCGGGAAGTTCCTTCATAACTTCATTTACTTCTCTACGAATTGCAATATCTTGAATGTATTCTTTAAATTCTTTAACTTTACGAATTCCACCTTGTTTTACACGGTCTCCATGATTGTAAAAATCTACCCAACGATTCAAGAATCCTTGATAAGATGGAAACTTCATGGGCGCGAGCATGTTAAGAATTGTAAAGAATTCTGAGCCTCTATTTTTCCAAGGTGTTCCTGATAAGGCTATAACTTGGCAATCTTTTGCAAGCTTACGAACTTGTTGGGTGCGCGAAGCGTCAGGATTCTTAATTTGTTGACATTCATCAATTATAATGGTCTTAATTCCTCTATCAATAAACTTTTGAATATCAAAACCCTGTTTAATTTCTTTACCATTTTTGCTCTTACGAGTCTTGAATACCATCATATCGTAGCTGATGATATATGCTTTTAGATTAGGAATAACCCAATCATTACTACTATTTATTACTTGAGCAAGGTATTCATCGCCACACCATCTGAGAATTTCCTTAAACCATTGAAATTTAATTCCAGATTTTACTATGAATAAAACAGGTAATGCTTCATTATGAAATTTTAAATAGGCTAGTGCTTGGACCGTCTTACCTAGACCCATCTCATCAAATACCGCTGCGCCTTTATTTACTGACAATGCTTGTTCAATAAATCGCGCGCCGTCTATTTGAAATGGATAAAGAGTTTTATCGTCACTAGACTTTAAAGTTTGAAATGGTGTGCCCTTAGGAATCTTTTTAACTAGTAGGTGACCGCATTCTAAGAAAATGAATTTCTCATTTGGTTTGAAAGGGTCACTGTTAGTTATGAGATTTTCTCGTAAAGATTTAGCAACCTTACCGCATACTTCGCATTTATCTTGTAAACGTGTAATCTGATATTTTGGGCGGTGAATTACTTCTGTTTCGTAACTTACTTCTACAGTTGCGCCTGAACGAATAGCATCAATTATTTCAGGTGAAAAACTAAGATGGGAACAGGGTAGAGTATTAGTGCAACCTAACTCGCGTGCTTTTGCTGCCCAAATTTCATTATGTTGTTCACCCGGACATAGGGCATGTGCAACTTCGTGCCTAACAGTATTTAAAACTTCAATTTCGGGATGTATGTCAAGGTGATGCGCGTTTAGAATAATACATTTGTCTTTATAAGAGCATAGTCCTAAAAATGTATTACGTCCTTCAATTTTCTGAGTTAAACGAATGTGCCAGTCTGTTAGATTTTGTTTATCTAATTCTTCTCTGCACAGTTTGATTGCGTCTTCTCTAATCATTTATAATCTTGCCAATGAATTGTATTAGCATCCCATTGTTTTGCAATTAAATTGATATGATTATTAAATATGTCAATCCAATTAAGAAATTCTTTTGAACCTACTGCGTCGTGTTTTCGAATTGCAAATAAAGATTTAATTTTCGCGTATTCAGAACGTTGTCCAGTTTTATGAATTGCTACTTTTCCGAACTGAAGAATTATTCCTGCTATATGATAATAATTATTATCATAATTATCATAATAATAATTATAATTATTATTATAATAATTATTATTATAATAATTATTATGATTATAAGCGTAAAGTCCCGAATTATTGTCTTTAACTAAATGTGGACCTTCAACCTTTGGTTTCCAAATATAATTTTTATTTGATGACATTAAATTACTATCATTTTTATAGAAATTTTTCCATGTTCTATATCCTAATAATGCTTCAGATTCTTCTACTTGTTTAAATTGTTCAAAATCTGGTAGGCACATGATTTATTTTCCTTTGTTTTTAGTTTTTTTTTTTTTTTTTTTAGTTTTTAGTTTTTAGTGAATTCAAGTAACGACAGTAAGGATTACAAAATCTTCCCTTACCCTTTCTTCTAATACTGTTACAAATTTTACATATCATAATTTACCTCCCAAACATTCCTCTAAGAACATTTGCAGCTTGTTCTACATTCATGTTACGACTAATTACTAAACTCTGTAAGTTGGGCATAATTAAATTTGCAGGAATATGTGGAAATTCTTTACTAATAACTCCTGCAACTTTAATCAATTCTGCCTTATTGAATTTTTTAATACTTGGAGCTTTAGGTTTGCTAATTTTTTTATCTGGAATCTTATAATTAACATCTTTCAGCTTAATTTCTGCTCGCTGTTCAATACGAAGTTTATTTGCTAAATCGTTGTAGTATTGTTGTATAGCACGTTGTTTTGACTGAGCTTCAATCATTGTATCGCGCGCAGCACTTATTACGTCTTGAAAATGGGAATGTCTTTCTTCAATGACTTTTGCTAAAGTCATATGTTTTTCAACGATAGCTGTATCAGAGTCAATTGCAGATTTAATATCTACAATTGCTACAGTTTCAGCATTGAATATGTCTTGAATGATTTGTATGGATTGGTCTACTTGGCTAGCGCGTGTAAGAGTAGCGCGCGTATTTGATTCATTTCGCGATTCTTTAACTCGACTTTCCGCTGAGGCTTTTAATTCTATCTGTGCTATCTTTTCCTTTTCCTGACAATCTAAGCACATTAAAATATTACCATGAACTATATCGCATGTGCCCGAATTTGAACAGACTTCGCAAGTCGCGCGGTTAGTATGGTCTAATTCGGAATATTTACAAATAGTGCAGATAGTAGAATCTGTAATTGATTGTTGGAAATGGTGATTCATTATTCTAGTCTAAGAAGAGGATTCCTCGTCTTGATAAATTTTTCAATACTACTCTTACCGCTTAGTAATACTTCTTCTCGATTAGTTCCAGTTCTACAAAATTCGCACACTGGCCTATCTGTTTCCATATTCAGAGGATTTAATTTCATCACCTCGTCACACTCCCAACAGATAGACGCGCGACCTTCTACCATATTTTCAAGGTGTTTAGGCATGTAATGATTACAGTCAGCAATCGCGCATCGCCAGACTTTTACATAGCCTAGTATTACCTTAAAATATTTATGAATATGCTTTTTACTTCCTGCCATCTTATATTACCTAGCTAAACATGTCAAAAGATTGACATCCTTGTCCTATTCTGGTGACACCTATACACCTACCCATATACTACACCCTCCCCCGGGAGATGTCAAGTACCAAAAGTGTAATTGGCTAAGTTAAGAGAGGAAATTTAATATTTATTATAAAAAAAAAAAAAAAAAAAAAATAAGAAAACTCTTTCCTTCTTTCGCCGTCCTCGGTTGCCCTTTGGAGCTTGGGGAGGGGGGAGGGGGGTATATAGGGATGTGTATACGTATGTAGGAATTACACTGTTTAGATATTTCTAATAGAACTTTCGATTTAAATTTGAAATTACAGAGACCGTAAATAGAAAAAGGCTAGGTCCGATTAAGAACCTAGCCTATTCCGTAACGCTAGTATACCTAGCTATTACATTCCGAGAGCAGCCTTTGCTACTTGCTCTGCTTCTGTTTCGTTGCGCCCCGCAGCTACGAGAACCTTGACCATCTGTCGGAGTCTGAAGTCTGCGTCCTCAAGTGTCGGTGCAGAAATTCCAGCTGCCTTGAGCGATTCTGCTTGCGCCTTACTACGTGCGCCAGCATTACGCTTGCTGTTCACGAGTGCGCGAATGTCCTCTTCGTCTGGAGTCTCGCGGGCTGGAATTTCATCTCCCTTCTGAAGTTCCTGATACTCGTAGGCAAATTCCACGGGCTCGGAAAGTGGAATTCCGAATGCCGTAGTGACTGTAGCTGTTTTTGTGACTGACTTCATGTCTGTTTTCCTTTCGCGCGTTCATTCGCGTTTGATTCCCTAGTATTTCATAGGGAAATCGGGATGTCAAAGAGAAATCGACAAACTCACGATATTATTTCGATTACAATATCGTGAGTTTGTGCTGTGCTGGTGTCATTGCTTTAGTCGTGCCGGTGCTCGCAAGCAAGGTCAAACGGATCCGGGCTGGTGTCTAGGCCCACGGAGTGTAGGGTCACCTTGCGCGGACTTATAGCTTCGCATTCCTGTCGCGTGCCATACCAGCGACCTACGCGGGGATGGTCTCCATAACCGGATCCGTTGTCATCGTCGGTGTAGACTTCCGCATACCAGCCCCCGTCGTCGCACAGGACGTTCTTTTTCAGTGTCATGGTCATGCTACTTTCGTGGAAGTGACTGTGCGCGTTTCCAGCCTTCGTCTGTGACGTAGCAGGCTTCGCACGTGTCAGTTGACGCTGCCTCTCTGCTTTCTCTGGGTAGTCCTACCCATTGGTCGGTATGCGCGCTACTGGCACATACTAGAACGTAGCCGTCTGAGGTTAGTAGCACTTTTCGTGATTCATGCATCGTCCCTGTGCTCCAAGTGATGGTTGATTGTGTCGATAAGGTCATAGGCTGACTGACGAATAGCTAGGATGCTATCTCGGTCAGTCTTGTTCAGCCATTGCTGCATTGCACTTGCTAAGCTTTGATGGCCAAGACTAAGGTCAAGAATCAGACAATACAGTTTATACATGTCTTATACTCCTGTTTGTTGAGAGTCTAATACACTGCCTAGAATTGGTAGATAGTTACTTGATATTTCTTAGCTTGATGTTTCCGAGATGGTCGAATAATTGAGTCAGCATTGCATCATCAAGAGAATATGCAATGATTCGCGCCCAATAAAGTTCATTAGACGCGCAAATGAAATTTCCGTTTCCCTGTCCATCATCTTCGTAGATAGAAAAACGAAATTCGTCTTCCGTGTTTTTTCCGTTGTCATGAATTGCATAACCTTTTTCGCCACTCAATTCATGTTGATATTTGTCGAAGTTTTCAGTCCAGTCGTAAACCATAGCAGACTCCTATTCCCTAGGCAGTCTACTAGACTCTCAATTGGTAAGAGTCTAATACACTGCCTAGAATTGAAAGTTACGGTTAGTTACTTTGCGCTAACGATGATACCATCCTTTACTACACATGCTGCATACCATCTGTGTGGCTTCGGATAGTGCGGACCTTCAATCACGATGTTTCCATTTTGAGTGACAGGAAACATTTCATTTGGATTGTAGGGCATCAGATTGTTACCAAGCTTCACTGATATGAGAAAATCCTTTTTTGTCGCGTAGTTTGGATTAACGTATGCCATGGGCAAGACCTCTATTCCCTAGGCAGTCTACTAGACTCTCACCTGATATTCAGTTGTCAACCGTCGTCAACCGCGATACCAACCATACTGCACTCGCCATGCCAACATTTTCCTAATGTTTTTGAATTTACATATCTCAGATTTTCTGAATTTTTCAGATTTTCTGAGTTTTTATGGTAGAATGTCAGCCAGGTATAAAATGTTAGGGTATATGCCCGTATACAACACTTTTAGGGTCCTGCTGCATAGTGAACCGGAGGGGAATATTAACCAAACTTGACGGAGACTATACGGAGTCTATTTTTACTTTAGGATTAACTTTAAGACTACCCTGGGGGGTAGGTTGTAATGTTATTTCAGAAACTTTTGAACATACATTGCATAAATATTGAGTAGGTCCAATTTGTTCTAATAGATTAGGAGTAGCAGAGGTGGTGCTACAATGCGGGCATTTAAGAATTTTATGTTCAGTTAGTGGCTTAGAATATCCGCGTAACCTATCATTATGAAAATTTGAACGACATTTATCTGAACAGAATTTCTGTGGATTTTTACTAAATTGTCGCTTCGGCTCTAGGGGGCCGCCGCAGTTCTCGCATGGAGGGTAAGTCGTTCCTTCGCGTTTCATGCCGTCTAAACGCGATTATACGCCTTTCAAGGGGGGTTGTCAAGGGAAATCGGTTGTGAGACAATCGGGGAAAGGGGTCGAACCGCGTATTTTATTGTAATGTTTAGTTAGAGAATATTACTATGATGGGCATTTGTAACGATGAAGATTTTGAATTAGAAATTAATAGTCTTACTAAGATTGAACCTGAAATTATTCCCATGCCTGATAAGGGTAGAGGTTATGGTAATGGTCAAGTTCCTGAGTCACTACGAAAAATCATAGGTGAAGAATCTATTGAAGGAAATAGACAATCAGCATTAGAATTAGGGCGCGCGTTTGGTATTTCCGATTCCTCAGTTTCTGCCTATTCTGCTGGTTCTACTTCGACTAGTTCTTATCAGAGTCCTGTTAGAAGTTTAAATTCTCATCTTAATAAAGTTAAGGAAAAGATTCAGTCTAAAGCGAGAAGAAGATTAACTTTAGCACTCGATAGTATTACTCCTGAAAAATTACAAGAAGCTAATTTACGCGAAGCAAGCGGAGTTGCGCGTGACATGAGTGTGATTATAAAAAATTTGGAACCTGAATCTAATAAGGAGGAAAATAATAATACTCAATTTGTAATCTATGCTCCTAGTTTTCGTGATGAACGAAGTTTTGACATTATTCGAGTTAATGAATAATGCTAGAAGAACCCATTGGAGTTTCATTACTAGCATTACTAATTATTAAAGAATTATTCTCTTACTTAAAAGCTCATGATGGTAAGGAGCATAGGAAATCAGTAGGAGATGAATTAGAGAGAACATTAAAAGGAAGTATAATACCAATAATGAATCAACAAGTATTGATACTAAATGAATTAAAAAAATTAGCCGTAAATGCACATGATGCTCATATTCATTTACAATCAGGTATTGATTCATTAAAGATAACCGACGAACGAATTCAAACAGATGTTAGTAATATTAGTCATAAATTACAAGGTAGAAATTCAGAATGGTAGGAGTTTAGTATGAGTCAAGAACGAGTTTCAAGAGTTATTGCAGTTTTACTAGCTGCTGCAAATTCTACTAAAGTATTAGTAGCTGCTCCTGCTGCTGATTCAGGATTATCAATTTACATTCAAAGAATTCATTGGTCAATTGTAACTGCTGCTGCACAACTTACTAAAGTTGGTGAAGATGGCGGTGGAGAAGATGACCAATTGTTAGAATTTGCAGAGTCAGCCGCGGGAAATGGAACGCGTGATTTTACGGGTGTAGGATTTAAACTTCCTGCAGAAACTGCTTTATCAGCTAAACCTGCTTCTGCCGGTCCAGCTATTCATTTTGTTGTTGAATATACGATAGAGTTGTAATGTTTATTAGTCTGTTGGAACATTCTCTAAGACGGAAACAATATGATTAAAAAAATTCTATTTACAATTTTATTCATTTTAATTAGTTCATTAGCATATGCACAAGTATTTCCTATTACTGTTACAGTAGTATGGGATGCTCCAGTAGAAACAGATCAAGTAACTAATCATACTTTAACATTTAATGGTTCTTCTATTACAGTTCTTCCTGCTAAATGTAATACTACCGAATGTTCCCAACAAATTACAATTCCACAAGCTGGAACTTATTCGGTTGCAGTAACAGCTACTAATATGTGGGGAACTAGCACTCCTACAGTATTAACTTTTAATGCTCGTTCTCCTGGTAATTCTGGACAACTTCGAATAAGGATTTCACAGTGATTTGGTTATCAGCAGCTTTAAAAATCTTTCCTTTAATCATTGGAGCAATTCATGCAGTTGAAAGGATTGCAGGAGATAAAAAAGGAAAAGATAAGCAAGATGCTGCTATTGATGCAATTGGTGCAATGATTAAGTCTGTTGAAGTTGGAATAAGTAAAGAAATCATAGATGAAACTAAATTTCAAGAATTACTTCGTAAACTAATAGATGATTATGTAGCTGTTCAAAATTTCATTCGAGATTTTCGGAGTAATAATGAATAAAATTTCAAAAGCTATTGCAGGTGGATTAGGTGCAGCGATTGCTAAAACTATTATGTTATTTATTCCAGAAATGAATATAGAGTCTAGAGAAGCTGTAGAATATGTAATTTATACTGTTATTACGGGATTAGCAGTTTACATTGCTCCTGCTAATAAGGGACTATAGTTTAGGATTCTTTTTAATAAGAAATAAAATGTTCCCTAGTAGACTAGAAGGATTTAAGCCATCGAAAAGACAAGAGAAATTTCTATCTCTACCTACAACTATTCAAGAAGCTGCATATGCTGGAGGCGCAGGAAGTGGAAAAGCTCTAGCTTTAGATACTATTATTCCAACTTCCCAAGGTTATAAAAAAATAGAAGATGTTCATGTTGGTGATTACGTTTATAACCATGAAGGTTGGCCTACTGTTGTTTTTGCTGAATCTCCAATATTTGTAGACCATGAATGTTTCAAGGTAACTCTTGATTCTGGTATAATAATTACAGCAGATGCAGACCATCTTTGGGTAGTTCATAAAAATCAGACAAATAGAAATAAACTAGGTCGATATTCTATTTTATCTACTAAGCAATTATTTGAAAGTAAAGATAAATGGTCTATCATAGTTTCAGAACCTCTCAAAAAAGAAAATAAAAATTATCCTCTAGACCCTTATACTCTTGGTGCTTGGTTAGGAGATGGTTCAAGACAAGGAGCTATAATTACTTGTGCTGACTTGGAAATTGTTAATAGAATAAATCAAACTCATCAAGTAACTGAACATAATACAAAATATTCATATGGTATTCTAAAAATACTTGAACCTCTTCGGAATTTGAATTTACTCGGTAACAAACATATTCCAGATTTATATTTTGAATTAGAATTTGATTTAAGATTAGCCTTACTTCAGGGATTAATGGATACTGATGGAACTATTAATGCTAGTGGAACTGGAATAGAATTGTCATTGTCAGATGAAAGATTAGCAAAAGATGTTTTAAAATTAATTTATTCACTTGGAATTAAGGCTTCTTGCACAATTAATAAATCTGTTTTGAATGGTAAAAATTATAAAAATAGGTATAGAATTAAATTTGCAACTAAAATTCCAGTATTTAGTTTAAATCGTAAGGTTGAAAGACATGAGGTTGTTAGAAACATTTCAAATAATAATACAACTAGAAATAAATGGCATTATATTAAATCAATTGAAATAACTGAAACTGTCCCAACAAAATGTTTACAAGTATTAGGTGGAATATATTTAGTAACAGAAGCATGTATTCCTACACATAATACCGAAATACTTTTACTTTATGGTATTATTCATAAATGGCATGAATTTCCTACTTTTAAGCAACTCTTTCTGAGGAGAACATATCCAGAAATACGAGATGAAGTGTGGCCGCGCGCGTCGTTCCTTTATCGTAAGTTTGGTGCTACACCTAATCAACAGTCAATGACTTGGACTTTTCCATCGGGTGCGCGTATCATTTTTGGTCATTGTGAAAATGATAACGATGTTCACCGATATGATACTACTCAGATTAATCTTTTTACTCCTGATGAAGTAACATCACTAAGCGAGTTTATTTATCTTTATATATCATTGCAACGTGTTAGAACTGCTGATTCACGATTACCAGCAATTACGCGCGGTGCTGGAATGCCTGGGAATATTGGTCACTTATGGTTCAAGAAACGTTTTGTAGACCCTTGTAAGCAGGGTGGAAAAATAATTGTAGGTCGCGCGGGTAGGAAGAGATTTTTTATTCATTCTACTCTTGCAGATAATCCCGGTATTGACCCTAATTATAAGCAGTCCCTTGAAGCTATACCTGATGCTGCTGAAAGAAATGCTAAACTTTATGGTAACTTTGATGCTTATCAAGGTCAAGTATTTGATGAGTTTAGAGATAGATCTATTCCATTAGAGCCTGAAAATGCCATTCATGTAATCGAACCATTTGAAATTCCCGAATGGTGGCCTAGAATTATGGTAGGTGACTGGGGCTATGCTGCCATGACCTATCTTGGATTTTTTGCAATTTCTCCTAGTAAGAGAGTTTATCAATATCGTGAATTAGCATGGAGAAAAACTAAAATTGAAGAATGGGCACCTTCTGTAAAGTCACTATTAGATGGTGAGAATATAAAATTAGTAAAATTTTGTAAATCAGCTGGACAAGAAAGAGGACAGGAACATACTATTCAACAACAAATTAGTGAAGCATTAGATAGGGAAATTGAATTAAGTAATAATTCTCCCGGTTCGCGCGTTGCTGGTAAGATGCTTATTCACGAGTATCTACGTTGGAAATCTAAGGCTATTATACCAAGTTCAGAGACTCCAACTTACAATGATGAACACGCGCGATTCATTCTTCGTAATAAGGGACTTGAACATTATAAGAATTATCTTGCTCAATTTGAACCTCCTGAAGAGGAAATTAATTTACCAAAATTTCAAATATTTAAATGTAATGAAGAGAATCACGATGGACATCCCTTTTGTTGTCCTATAATGATTGATACTATTAAGGCTTGTTCTTATGATAAGAAGAGAATTGAAGATATTCAAGAATTTAATGGTGATGACCCTATTGACACACTTCGTTATGCACTTGATACCGTAGATTCTTACTTCGATGAAGCAAATGATGAATTTCAGAAAGTTCAAAAGCAAGAACAACTGATTCAAAGATTGCAAGGTAGCCAAAATTTTACAGCATTTTATAATCAAAGTAGAGCATTAGAGTCTAATGATAGACCGCGTATGATTAGTCGATATCATAGGAGTAGATAATGTTCTTACTAGATTGGTATCGTAATTATCTTGAACTTCGTAAAGAGTTTACGATATGTGATTCATGTGAGACTCTTAAGATAGCATTAGAGCAGTCTAACCATGAAAAACGAGAACTTTTACAATTAGTTATTAGTAATAATAAACCTATTCAAGAATTACCACGTGATGACAAAGAATTAAAACCAATTAGAAGTTTTGTTCCCTGGTCAATTAGAAAGCAAATGTTAGAAAATGAAGATAAAAAGACTGCTCAATTAATGAAAGAAAAAGGAATTACAAATTTAGAAGAGGAATTAGAAATTGCCGAGCGAGAAAACTAAAAAACTTAGTATAGAACCTACACCTAATCTCTTACAGAGAATTTTTGGTTCAAGTTCTATGACTCCAGAAATGGAAGAAGGAATTCGTATTGCTCAGTCTGAAAATCCTAATATGGCAGATGTTCAGCCTTACGGATTTCTTAGTAGAATGATGTTACCAAGCGCGCAAGGTTATACTTCTCCTGGTAGAACTATTTATTTGAATCCTAAAACTATGATAGGTCAACAACCTCAGGAAGTTGCTGATACATTAACACATGAACAAAAACATGTTGAACAAATGAATCAACGTGGTTATAATCCTGTAAGAGAATTTTTACATGAAACTTTTAGTAGGGAAGGACCTTATAGTCGTAGACCGGATGAAATGGAATCTTTTCAAGCTGAAAAAAGTAGACGAACTAGAATGAATAGAATGCCAACTGCAACACCTAATTTTGATACGGGAGAGTTTCATATGCCTCAAGATATAAGACTTTCTGAAGAAAAATCTAGAATTAATACTGGTCCTCAAGCTCGTAGATAGGAGAAATATGCCTGGAATTGATATTGGTCCTAGTAAGAATGAAAAGTCTTATAAGAAAGTAATTGATAAGATTGGAAAGTATTCAAGGAAAGAGGAACGTGGAAAAGAGGAAAAAAAACCTAGAGGATTAGCTATGATTTTAGCTAAAATTCGTGGAAAGAGAAAGAATAATCCTAATTACTAATGTGCCAATAAGTAAATACTTTAAAGGCTCGGGTTCAAAAGTAATGAAGTCAATGAAGAAGAAATATGGTGAAAAGAAAGGTAAACAGATTTTCTATGCTACTAGTAATAAAAGGAAAAGAATAAATACTGGACCGAAAGAAAAATGAAAAAAGAATTATCTGAAAATATTAAACAACGATTAAAAGAACTTGTTCGTAATGCAGAACAAGAAGACCAGGCTGTGCGCGAACGACAAATTAGACAGTGGAGACAACTTAAATTATTTTGGGAAGGTTTTCAGAAAGTTTATTATAGTGAAGTTGCGCATGATTGGAGAATTTATGATGAAACTGCAAATGAACCAACTGACCAAGGTTCATATGATAAACCTATAAATGTATTTAGAGCTTATTTAGAATCATTAATTGCAGCATTATCGGTTACAGTCCCTTCAGTTAAATGTTATCCTGATGATGCTGATAATACTTTAGATTTAGCAACAGCGCGCGCTGGTGATAAAATTGCTCAATTAATTTATCGTCATAATGATGTTACTCTTCTTTGGCTTCATGCTCTTTTTATTTTTATGACTGAGGGATTAGTAGCTTGTTATGCTTATCCTAAGGAAGATAAAGAATATGGAACTTATGAAGAGAAAGAATATAAGGATGATATTGAGAATCATGAGTATTCTCGTTGTCCCGAATGCCAAGAATTACTAGATGATAAATTAATTACTCCTGAACAATTAGAAGCTAAGGAGAAAGAATTAGAAGATGAATTCATGCCTGACGAGGAACCTAGAATTGAAAAAGAAGAATACTGTCCAGCCTGTGCAAAGTTAGTTTTACCGGAAAATTCGCGTGAATCTCTTACAATTACTAGATTAATAGGAATTACTAATAAACCTAAGTCTAGAATTTGCACGGAAGTTTATGGTGGTCTTTATGTTAAAGTTCCTAACTATGCTAAAAGACAGGAACAATGTCCGTATCTAATTTATTCATTTGAAACTAATTATGCATTTGTATTAGAACAATTTCCTCATTTGAAAGATAAACTAAAGACTACAGGTGCAAATGGTGCTTATGACCAATACGATCAATGGGGAAGATTAAATCCACAATATAGAGGTGAATATCCTATTAATGTTGTTACGATGAAATATGCTTGGCTTAGACCAGCACTTTTTCATACATTAAAAGATGAAGATGAAACTGAAGAACTTAAGCGTCTTTTTCCAAATGGTGCAAAAGTAATTTTAGCAAATGATGATTTTGCGGAAGCCTATAATGAGAATTTAGATGATTGTTGGACTCTTTCTCATAATCCATTATCTGATTATTTGCATCATGACCCACTTGGTTTATTACTTGTTAGTGTTCAAGAAATTACTAATGATTTAATTTCATTGGTTATTCAAACTATTGAACATGGTATTTCTTTACTGTTTGCTGACCCAGGCTCTCTTAACTTTAAAGCATTTGAAAATACAGAAGTTACTCCAGGTGGAGTATTTCCTGCTAGCACTAAAACAGGAAAGAGTTTACAAGAATCATTTTATGATGTTAAACCGGCGCATCTTTCTCCTGAAGTATTACCATTCTTTCAGACTATTCAATCTTTAGGACAAATGGTATCAGGTGCGCTTCCTAGTTTATTCGGAGGTTCAATAAAAGGTAGTGATACCGCGTCAGAATATGCAATGAGTCGCGCGCAAGCATTACAGAGATTACAGACTACTTGGAAAATCTTTACCATTTGGTGGAAGAATGTTCAAGGTAAAGTTATTCCAATGTATATTAAGGAAGTAAAAGAAGACGAACGGGATGTTCAACAGGATGATAGTGGTAATTTTATTAATGTATTCATTCGTAAAGCTGAACTAGAAGGAAAAATTGGTAAAATTGAATTAGAAACTTCTGAAAATCTTCCTATTACTTGGGCGCAACAGAAGGATGCTTATATGCAACTTCTTATGACTAGTAATCCAGAAATTCTTAAAATTATTGCTTCTCCTGAGAATCTTCCTATTCTACGTCAAGCTATTGGACTTGTTGACCTTTATGTTCCCGGTGAAGATGATAGAGAAAAGCAATATGATGAAATTAAACTTCTTCTTAACTCTGAACCCATCATGGAACCTCCAGAGCAGGGAGAAGTTCAAGAAGCATTATTACTAGGAATGCCTCCTCCACAAGAGTTAGAATTACCATCTATTGAACCCGAAGAAATTGATAATCATATTGTTCATTATGAAACTTGTAGGAAATGGGCAGTTTCTGAAGCTGGAAGACAGACTAAGACTGATAATCCTTTAGGTTATAAGAACGTTCTTTTACATGCTAAGATGCATCAGATTATGATGACTCAAACTATTTCTCCGCAAGAGGAAATTGGTGTGGTTCCTGCGGAAAAACCCAATGCAAATCGAAACACACCCATAACCGGAGAAGAAAATGTTCAGACTGTTTAATATTAAATTTCCTCATTATGCTCCTCCTGATTCTCAGGGTGGAATAGAATCAGGTAAAGAATTAGGAAAAGAAGAAATTATTAATCTTCTCGGTGAAGATGATGATAAGGAAGAAATTTTAGATTTAAAAGATGAAAAGAAAATAGAATCTAAAGAGGAAGAGGGAGACGAGGAAAAAGAAGAAGAAGGAGAAGAAAAGAAAGATGAACTAGAAGAAATTGAAGATGAACTAGAAGAACCAGATGAAGAAAAATTAGAATTAATGACTCCCGTTCGTAGAAAGGAAATTCTTTCTAAGTATCCTAATGTATTCAAAGATTTTCCTTATCTTGAACGAGCTTATTATAGAGAACAGCAATTTACTGAGATTTTTCCAACAATAGCAGATGCGCGTTCTTCAGTTGAAAAGTCTGAAGCTCTTGATAGTCTTGAGAAGGAATTATTGTCTGGTGATACTAAGAATATTCTTAAAGCAATTAAAGAAGAGAATTCTGATTCTTTCAATAAATTAGTTGATAATTATCTTCCAAATCTTGCAGAAATTGATGAAAAAGCATATCATCATGTAATTGGAAATACAATTAGGCATACAATAGTTGCAATGTTAACTGAAGCGCGCGATTCACAGAATAAAGAAACTGCTGCAACATTACAAGATACTGCTACAATTCTTAATCAATTTGTATTTGGTTCTTCAATTTTTACTAAACCTTCTAATCTTTCTAAAGAAGGAGAAACTAAGAAAGATGATGATAAAGTATCAGAACGTGAACGACAATTTACACAGAGACAATTTGAATCTGCAAAAGATGATTTAAATACAAGAGTAAATAATACTATTCGCGCGACTATTGATGGTCATATTGACCCTAAAGAATCCATGACTAACTATGTTAGAAAAAATGCTAGTCGAGAAGCATTAGAAACACTTTCTGATTTGATAGATAAAGATTCAAGATTTAAGACTCTTGCTGACAGACTTTGGGAGAAAGCATTCCAGTCTGATTTTAGTAAAGAGTCTCTTGATAAAATTCGTTCCGCTTACCTTGCTAAATCTAAAACACTGTTGCCTTCAGTCATTAAAAAGGCTAGGAATGAAGCATTAAAAGGTTTAGGTAAGCATGTTTCTAATGATTCCGACGATGAAAAAGACCGAAAAGGTCCAGTTCTTTCTGGTAAAGAGAGCAGCCATAGAAGTTCTCCAAGAAACGACAAAGAAAAGTCACAAAAAATTCCTGCAAATATGAGAAGTATTGATTATCTTATGCAGGATTAGAAGGAGAATGCTATGGCAGTCGTAGAAAGTAATGTTACTGCACTCGAATTGGAACGTGTAATTCCAAAGATTCGTGTGCTTTTTGAACGCGATGATAAGTTCTATGCTAATATTCAAAAACGCGATGTAGAGAAGATTAGTAATAGGCAAATGCGTGTTCCACTTGAACTTCGTCCCGGAGGGAGTTTCCAGTATTTTAATCCTGATGGTGGAGATTTGGGACGTGGCGGTGGGCCACAGTGGGATAAAGCGGTTCTCACTGCTGTATTTGTATCTCAGAATATTGAGTATACAAAGCTAACCCAATGGTCTACAGATGGAGATAGAAAGGCTATTACTAATGCTGTTCGTCGTTTAACTGCATCAGCATTGGATGAACTTCGTAGACAGCTTGACGCGCAAATGATGCAAAGTGGTAATGGTGCTATTGGAACTATTGGAGTAGTTGCCACTGCTGCGGGAGTAGATACTTATACCTTAGATTCTGATGGTTTTGGTGCGAATCTAATTCGTTTTGGTCAGACTGTTCAGGTATTTGATACTACTCTTGCTACACTTCGTGGAAAGGGTGAGGTTACTTTCTACGATAAGGAGAATAAAATAATTGATGTTACTCCTGCAATTGCTGGTGCTGTTGCAACTGATAGGATTGTAACTGACGGTATTAATTCTCCAAATTCCCTGCCGGGATTGTATGGAATTCCTTACCATCATTCAAATGCTTCTACTGGAACATGGTTGGGTTTTTCACGTAGCACCACACCTGAAATTCGCGCGAATCGTGTAAATGGTGGTGCTTCTGCGTTGTCACTTCCCTTACCCAGACTTGCAATTAATAAGATTGGCAATAGGGTAGGAATTGATAATAATTTCAAACCATCAGCTTGGCTACATCCTGCACAAAAGCAAGCATATGAGGATATTGGTCAAGCGTTTACGATGATTCAGAAACAATCTGGAGATATGAAGGAAGGAAATCTGAATCTTTATTTTGATAAGATGCAATTTGCAGGTGCAACTGACAAGCCATCTTATCAGTGGGATAAGGAAAGGATTGACTTTGTTTCTGATGAAGTATGGAGCCGCGCGGAACTTCTTCCAATCGGTTTCTATACTACTGATGGTAGAAGAATTTTCGAAATTCGTTCTTCATCCGGTGGTGTAACAACTGCTGACATCTTCTACATGGTATGCGGTATGCAGGTTTTTGTCAATAATCCTGCAGCTTGCAGTTACGTTGACAATCTTGCTGTACCAGCTGGATACTAATCAGTAGAAAAGAAAAGGAGAAGAAAACGTGCCAACATCAGATGCAATTCAACACATGTTTGAAGTAGGAGATATCGTAAATCTTCCATGTGAAGTTACAGCAATAGGAGGAACTACTGCCGAACCTACCGTATCATTAAAAACAAAGTATGAAAACTTTGCAGGTAGTAGAGTTACAATCACAGAAACTCCTAGTGCAATTCAAGTTGTAAAGGATATGTAATATGAGTGACCTTCTTAGTCAGAACTTTGCAACTGTTCAGTCGGATAAACAGCCTTTACCTCCGACAATTGCATCGGCAGCTACAATTGCTCCTACTACGAAGTTGACATTTCTTACAGGAACAGTTCAAGTAGCTACAATTACTCCACCTGTTAGTGGATATGGTGAGGTAACTTTATGCTTTACAGATAGTTCTCCTGGTGCTTTTTTGACATCAGGTAATATTAAAACTGCATATCAACCAATTCAAAATCGTCCAATTGATTTGTGTTATGACCCATCTTCTGCTGATTGGTGGGTTAAAGCTGTAGTGTAATTAAAAAATGTCGGGGCGCGCATGACCTTTGAACGCGCAATTTTAATTTGAATTTAATTTGGAATAGTAAAAAGGAAATAACATAACATGGAACTTACAGAACCGATAGAAAATATAAATAATCAACTTTTAGATCTTTTTGGAATAGATACTATTTCTGGAGAACCTATTTGGCGTGTAGTTTTTTCAGAAGAGCAGTTTGAAAAACGACACGGAACTTATGATGATTATACTCCTAATGGACTTTTTATAAGAACAGTAACAGAAGTTCGTGAAGTTCCAAAATATCGTCAATGGGTTCAAGAAAAATATGTTCTTGAAAGATTGGTAGTAATTCCTGCAATTGACATGCCAGAATTACCAGTAACTAAAACTTCATATGAACCAATTTTTGTATTTCAAGATGGAAATGATAATTATCTTCCTCCAAAATTAGAAATTGCTAAATTTGTAATTGACTCAATTTATTCAGCTCAATATGGAACTAAGAATTTAGCACGATATAAAGATTCTGAAACTGATAATGAAACTCATATAGAAATGAAGAAAAAGCGAGTTGATGATATTATTGAGTATCTTTACGGCGATGAGTCTGGATTAATGGGAACTACATTAACAGGTGAATCTGTTATTGTTCCCCGTAATTTTGAAAAGAGGGAGAGTTGATATGAGTAGTGTAGGAGTATTTCCAGGATTTGTTGACCATCGTAGGACCATACGCGCGCCTACTAATCCACTTGATAAATCAACTGTAGTTTCAATTTTTAATAAAGAAATTAAAGAAGTTAAACCTACTATTCAGCCTGGAATTTTTCATCTTCGTCCAGGTTCATATGAAAAACCTTCTCTTTTAGTAGTAGGAACTTCATCGTGGTGGAGAGATACTGATGAAAATCAGCCCCTTCTTGAAATTCCTAATTCTTCAATTCAAGTAGCTGATAGTATTGTAAAAGATTATTGTAATGGAATTCTTGCTTGTGATATGAGTAATAATATGCCGGGACTTTTTTTCATTCCCGGTGAAATTTCTCTTATTGATATTAAAACTAAGCATAAGGTAGCATTAGATACTGCCAAAAGAAAGCAGGATAATTGGTTCCGCGCGTTAGTGGAATTAGCAGATGGATTGTGGGCGCGCACTAATGGTAATCCACTAACAATTTCAGATGATATGAGAACAGCCGCGCGTGAATTGGGACTTATTAGTAAAGAATGGATGAAAAATTTTCAAGCCTATGAACTTATTCGTTGTGCTGCTTGCGGTTCAATGAAAAATGGTCAATTTCCGATTTGTCCTACTTGTAGAGCAATTGACCAAAGTCATCCAGAAGCTAAGAATCTTAAGTTTGCTCAGTAATTGTTATGACTTGGAATGATATTAAACTAAGAGAAAAAACATGGCAGTAACATCAACAAGAATTGTAAGGATAGGTTTTTCAGGAGATGTTGTTGCTCCTGATTTAACTTATGCTGCGGCTGATAATGCTGCATCGCCGGGAATGATTGAAACTAAAGCTCTAGTTAGTGGCTTTAATTCTATTACAGTTCCAACTGATTCTGAATCTGTTACCATAATTCCTCCTTCTGCTAATGTTGTAACTTTAACTTTAAAGGGTGTTACTGGAGATACTGGAATTGGAATTCATCTGACAGACCCTACAACAATAGGATTAGCAGCCGCGCAATCCACGATTGGAATTACTACTAGTGATGTAGTTACTGTTAGATTAATTTGGGCTTAATAGGAAGAATATGCAATTATTAGCGGGAGAAATTTTCGATATATCTGCTGCGCTTCTTAATGATACTGCTAAGACTGTATATACTAATGCTGCCCAATTACCGTATCTTAATTTAGCATTGCAAAATTTGCAGGAAAATTTTGAACTTAGTAATGTTCCAGTAACCGATGCTATTTCAACTGTTATTAATATTCCTGCGGGTGAAATTGCAATTAAATTTAATGGTCCGGGTCCAAAACTTCCAGATGATTTGATAGAAATTCAAAAACTTTGGGAAAGAGAGGAAGGAATTGACCCTTATTTTCCTATGACTAGAGTTAATTCTCTTTCTCAACAATTAGCTGGAACTGAACTTAG